TAGAGATCCTGATAGCAGAATAAATAGAGCATTACGTCGTTGGAATTGTAATTAATTATGGATCCCGATAAAATCACCCTTGAGAATCTGAATAAGAACTTTGAGTATGCAAAAATTTCACGAGAATTTGATGCTTGTGAAGACATTGAGGGTCTTAAAAATATAGCAAAGTGCTACGTCAAATTATATTTTAAAACACAAGAAACTATCGTAGATCTGGTAAAGTAAAATGAAATCATTCAAGCAATTTTTATCAGAAAGCATCAATATTTCTGGCAATGCATCTGTTGGAACAATTATTGTTGGCGGAACTCCCCAACAGGCAGAACCAGTTGGGGAAAACTTTTTAGCGGATGTTTTGTTTCAGGGAAGCATTCATAGATTGAGTCTTATGACTAGGAATGGAATTCCATCAAATCAAGAATTAACCGAACATTTGCAAGATCAATATCCTGGTGCGATTGTTCAAACGATTTACTCAGTTTCACAAGATAATTCACCATATACTGTTACAGATTCTAAAAGATATCATCCATCAAAATTAGATTGGGTTTGAGGTAAATAATGGCTCAGTGGAATAAAAACCAACAAGATTATCTAAATCAAGAACGAACTTTATTTGAGGTTTTCAATATCGCAGATCACTGGGGAAACCAGACAGACTGGAGACCTCAGTTTACTAATAACAACAGATTAAAAGTTGCTCCGTTCCAAACAGTTTTCTTTAATACCTTCCAGTATGGTAAAGAGACCGATGTTTGGGATGAAAGAATCGTTGGAGTTGGAACTGCAACTCATAATGTTTCTGCCAGTAATGTAATCATGCAGGTGGGTTCCACTGGTGGAAGTAAAGTCATCAGACAGACCAAGAATGTGATGAGATACATTCCTGGTAGACCCGCAACACTTGCATTCGCAATTCGTTTAGAACAACCAAAGGTAGGTATTCGTAGAAGATTTGGATTGTTTGATGATTATAATGGCGCATACTTTGAGGATAATGGGGGAACATATTCATATGTAATTCGCACTACTACATCTGGTATCACTACAGAAATAGCAGTAGGTAGAGACAACTGGAATGGTGAAAAGTTTGATGGTAATGGTTGGACTGGTATAACCGCAGACCCAACAAAACAACAGATGATTTCTATTTCTTATGAGTGGTATGGTGCAGGAACTGTAGATTTTGCTTGGTTAATGGCAGGCGAAACTGTTAAGAGTCATACTTTTTATAACTCAAATACTCAAGATAGAGTTTGGTGTTCTACTCCATTCCTTCCTATTCGTCTTGAGATTGAGAACATAACTGGTGTTGCTGGAACTCACTACCTTTATCAAGGTTCTAATTCTCTTATTCAGGAAGGAGAACCAGAAAAACTTGGAACTCTTTTGAGTATTGCAAATCCCATCACGGGAACAACGATGGCAGCGGCAAATACATTCTATCCAATTGTAAGTATTCGTTTGAAGAGTACTAATTTAACTGGTGTGATGCTTTTGAGATCATTGCAGGCAGCAACGAATGATAATACGAATGTTTATTGGAAACTGATTCAGAATGCAACAAATACAGGTGGAACTTGGGTAGATCATCCAGATCCAAACTCTTTTATGCAATATAATATTACTGAAACTGCAACGACTGGTGGAACTACTTTGTTAAATGGATTTATTGTTGGTGGTGGTGCAGCATTGATTAATATTGATGATAAAGCAGCCCTTCAGTTAGGTAGAAGTGGTATTGGAACAATTAGTGATACTTATACTCTTGCTTGTGCTTCTCCTAATGTTAATAAAGCAGCACTTGCAGTATTGAACTGGATTGAGCAAAGGTAATTTTTTATGTCTGAAGATGTTTACTTAGGCAACCCGAACCTTAAGAGGGCAAACACGCCCATTCAATTTACACAAGATCAAATTATAGAATTTGTTAGGTGTAAAGAAGATCCTGTATATTTTGCTAAAAATTATATTAAGATTGTAACACTTGATCATGGATTACAACCCTTTAAGATGTATCCGTTTCAAGAAAAATTAATTAAAAATTTCCACGAGCATAGATTTAATATTTGTAAGATGCCCCGTCAGACGGGTAAATCTACGACTTGTGTTTCATATTTGTTACATTATGCCATCTTTAACGATAATGTTAATATAGCTATATTGGCGAACAAAGCATCAACTGCAAGAGACCTTCTTCAAAGATTACAACTTGCTTATGAAAACTTGCCACGTTGGATGCAACAAGGTATCTTGTCTTGGAATAAAGGTTCTCTAGAGTTAGAAAATGGATCCAAGATTTCAGCAAACTCTACATCTTCATCTGCTGTTCGAGGTGGATCGTATAATATCATCTTTTTGGACGAGTTCGCGTTCATCCCGAATCACATTGCTGATGACTTCTTTGCCTCTGTTTATCCTACTATATCTTCTGGTCAAAGCACAAAAGTAATTATCGTATCAACGCCACGTGGTATGAATCACTTCTACCGTATGTGGCACGATGCTGAACGGTCGAAGAATGAATATGTACCCACTGATGTTCATTGGTCTGAAGTTCCTGGTAGAGACGCTAAATGGAAGGAGCAGACGATTGCAAACACTTCAGAACAACAATTTAAAGTTGAGTTTGAGTGTGAATTCTTAGGATCGGTCGATACTCTTATTAACCCATCTAAATTGAGAACATTAGTTTATGATGATCCCCTAAAAAGAAATAAAGGATTAGATATCTATCAAGACCCAATAGAAGAACACAATTATCTAATAACTGTTGACGTTGCACGTGGAGTTGGTAGTGATTACTCTGCGTTCATTGTTTTTGACATTACAAATTTTCCATACAGAGCAGTAGCAAAATATAAAAATAATGAAATTAAACCGATGCTTTTCCCATCAATCATTAATCAAATTGCAAAGGCATACAATGACTCTTGGGTTTTAGTTGAGGTAAATGATATTGGTGATCAAGTTGCAAATATCCTTCATTTTGATCTTGAGTATGATAATGTTCTTATGTGCGCGATGAAAGGTCGTGCAGGTCAAATCGTTGGATCTGGATTTAGTGGTAAAAAATCACAACTTGGAGTCAGGATGACTTCTGCTGTGAAAAAACTAGGATGTTCCAATTTAAGAACTCTTATAGAAGACGACAAATTAATCGTCAATGATTATGACATTATTAGTGAGTTGACAACATTTACTCAACGCCACAATACTTTTATGGCAGAAGAAGGTTGTAATGATGACCTTGCTATGTGCCTTGTCATTTTCTCTTGGTTAGTTGCTCAACAATACTTTAAAGAGATGACGGACAATGATGTTCGTAAAAGAATTTATGAAGAACAAAAAAATCAGATTGAGCAAGATATGGCACCATTTGGATTTATTGTTGATGGATTGGATGATGAGGTCTTTGTTGAGAAAACAACTGGAGACAGATGGATGAAAGCGGGAAAAAATGATAATCAGTTAGAAGTTTGGAATGTGGATGAATACGGTGATCGTTCTTATATGTGGGATTATATGTAATGGAATATGATTTTGACGACCAAATTGAGTTAGAACATATATTGTTTTCAGATAGAAAGTGTAGAGTTTGCAAGAAGATAAAAAATTTAACAAGTGATTTTTATTTAACTCGTAAAAACAGAGGAGTTTTTCCTTCCGCATATTCTTATGAGTGTAAAGATTGCACTATAGAAAGAATAAAGAAGAATAGAAAATCTGAAAAACCAAAGGTTGAGTGGGAATATCCTGATTGGTGAGTGTTCACGCACAGTTTCCCCAATGAAAGTAACCTTTTTCATAAATAATTTCAGATTAATTTGGATTCGGAGAAGTAAAAGATGCCACTCAATTTAGCATCTCCTGGAATCGTTGTTAGAGAAGTTGACTTAACTGCAGGTAGAGTAGATTCAGTAACTGATAAGACCGCTGCAATTGTCGCACCTTTTGCAAAGGGTCCTGTTGAGTTACCAACTGTTATTGCAACAGAACAAGCATTACTTGATACATTCGGAAAACCATACAGCACTGATAAACACTACGAGCATTGGATGGTTGCATCATCATATCTTGCATATGGTGGTCAATTAAGCGTAGTAAGATCTGACGATGCTGATCTAAAGAATGCTTTTGTTGGTGCTGGTGCAAACATCAAAATTAAAAGCAATGAGCATTATGTCCAACTAGGATATGATGAAAATACTAATAGCAATTTTTTCATTGCTGCAAAGAATCCTGGTTCTTGGGCAAACAACCTTAAAGTTGCTGTAGTTGATGGTCTAGCAGATCAAATCCTCACTGGCGTAACCACATCAGGTGTTCAGGTCGGTTATGGAATTACTCAGACTATCGCTGGTAGAGTTCTTCCTGGTGCTGGAACAACATCAGTCCTTGATGGTTACCTAAAAGGCGTTGTGACTGCTGTTGATACAAATACTTATTGGGTAAAACTCGTTTCTCACGTTTCTGCTGCAGGAACTGAAACTGCAGTTGATTATCAAGAATCTGGTATTTACAGATTTACGTCAGGAACTCAAGTAACAGTAAATACTTCCGCTGGAGTTGGTGTTGCATCAACAACTCCACCTACTGTCACAGATTGGTTTGGTGCTCAAACCATTCCTCTTTCTAATGGAACCTCAATCTCTTGGAATGGTCTCGCTGATAGACCACAAACATCT